ACACTAGTCAAGACGCTATTGCACAAGCGTTTCGGATTCACCTCAACCGCTTCGGATCGTTGCCACCATCACTCGCCGTGCTGATTCAGCGTGGGTGTTTTGCGTGACAGGCACCACCCGCCCCCCCACCTCCGGCCTCTACTGCGGGGTCACCCACTCAATTTTTTTCCAATTTTCGGAGAACCGTCTTTTAGCTAAATTACGATGTATCCCCTCACGGGGATAGATAAGGGGGTTTGCGGTGTTTGAGTCAATATCTGTCAATAGAGTTTAAGGCTCGTTCCACAGGAGAGTTTATGGGTCGTGTTAGAATTATGAGGAGAAGTCTGGCTTCGGACTCGGATGACAAGAGGAATGCTGTTCTCGGAGAAATTGAAGCCATTGGATCGGCAGCCATTACTGATGTTCTCTCTTGGGATTCATACGGTAATGTGACAGTCAAGAACTCTAATGATCTGCCTCTGCATGTTCAGAAGTCTATCAAGAAGGTCAAAGTTACCCCAACTAAGGATGGGAACGCTATCGAAGTCGAGATGCACGACAAGATTTCAGCCTTGCGTCTGCTCAGTAAACATCACGGCCTACTAGAAGTCGGATCGGATGATCAGCGTCCATCCATCCTAGGTATCAATATTCGTGGCCCACAAGCCACCACAACCTACGAGATCAAACATGAAAGCCCCGAAGAAGAAATCACGGAATGAGGCAACCGAGTCTTTTGCCGCCGCTGGCCTAGACCTAGATTTTACTCAATCTCCTACCACTTGGAAATTCCTGAATAACGATGCCTTCTTCCGTGGGCTCCTCGGCCCCGTAGGGTCTGGCAAGTCCTATGCCTGTGCTGCCGAGATATTCCTCAAAGCCGTCCAGCAAAGACCGTCTCCGGTCGATAATACGCGCTATACCCGCTTCGTGATCGTCCGTAATTCGTATCCAGAACTCCGCACCACAACCATCAAGACTTGGCAAACCCTGTTTCCCGAAGATGTTTGGGGGCAGATGCGCTGGTCTCCGCCTATTACACATCACCTGAAATTGCCCGGTCGGGATGGAATACCCGGCGTTGATTGCGAAGTGATCTTTCTAGCCTTGGATCAGCCAAAAGATGTTCGTAAACTGCTCTCTCTAGAACTCACTGGCGCTTGGGTGAATGAGGCCAGAGAACTCCCGCTAGCTGTTATTCAGGGCTTAACACACCGCGTTGGCCGCTTCCCGACCAAACTGCACGGCGGACCGACTTGGCGTGGTATCTGGGCCGATACAAACTCGATGGATACCGATCACTGGTGGTATCGCCTAGCTGAAAAAGAACCGATTCGCGGAAAATATGAGTGGAAATTCTTTAAGCAACCAGCCGGAATGGTCGAAGTTCCGTCAGATCACGAAGGCGCACTACCAGCCGCTGGCAGACATTGGATACTGAATGATCAAGCCGAAAATATGAATAACCTCCCGATGGGTTATTACGAACAGCAACTCGGTGGAAAGAACCTAGATTGGATCAAATGCTATGTCGGTGGCCAATATGTCTATGTCCAAGAGGGCAAACAGGTTTGGCACGAATACTCGGACACGCTTATGGCTGTCGATAAACTAGATTATGATCCGGCCACCCCCCTTCAGATCGGTCTGGATTTCGGATTGACCCCCGCAGCCGTATTCGGCCAGAAAATGCGTAATGGCCGCTGGCATATCCTCCATGAAATCGTCTCGTTCTCAATGGGCCTAGAGCGATTCGGCCAGATTTTGATGCACGATGTCATGACGCACTTCCCGAAAGCCCAAATCTTCATCTGGGGCGATCCGGCTGGTGTGGCGCGTGACGGTATCTTCGAGGTGACAGCCTTTGACTATTTGAAAACTCTAGGTCTGAACGCCCAGCCTACAGCCTCGAACGACTTTATGGTTCGCCGCGAAGCGGGTGCGCTGCCAATGCAAAGGCTCATAGATGGAAAGCCCGGACTTCTCATCGACTCAAGCTGCGCCAGACTCAGAAAAAGCCTCGCCGGAGGCTATCATTTCAAAAGAGTAGGAATAGGTGGAGGCACAGATCGGTTCCGTGACGTGCCTAACAAGAACGAACATTCTCATATCGGGGACGCTTTTGGCTATCTTATGCTTGGTGGTGGCGAGTTTAGAACTCTGACCAGAGGCCATCACATTGGCGGTAAACTATTCTCTACCAGTCAAGCCAATACGGATTTTGATGTATTTGCATGATGCCAGATCGAGAGATTATCGAGTCGTCACGGTTTCCAGCGGCATGGAAAATCATACCGTTCCACGTGAAACATATTCATTATATGTCATTATCAGAACTCGATTTGAGGACCGTTAAGGCATACGACAATTTCGATGAGATGGTCACAGCCTATGCTGAAAGATTCTATGCCTTTACAGTCTGCATTGATGACAAACCAGTAGCATCTTACTTGCTGTTCAATTTATGGCCGGGTAACTGGGAGGTGACAGTCTTTAAGGATTTTGGCTTCGCAAAGGCCAATTCCTTGACGTTTACTATGGGAAGTAGGCGTATGATAGGACATATCGTCAACCTTCCTTATGTCCGGCGTTTGCAGATAACCGTCAGAGATGATAATCCTTATGCCCTGCGCTGGGCAGAGTTGATCGGGTTCAAGCATGAGGCTTTTCTCGAAAGCTATGCACCAGACGGATGCGATGCTCACATCTTAAAGAGGTTAAATCATGGGATTCATAGCACAGGCTCTCGGATTTGATAGGCGTGACGATGGCTATTCGGCAGCCCAACAACGTCAAATGGAAGTTCAACAGCGTCAGGAACAGCGGTTAGAAGCGCAAGAAGCGGAGCAAGGACGCGCGATGGCAGCGTCGATCCGCGCACGGACCCGTGGCGGCTATCGTCAATTGCTTTCTCCCGAACGTATTGCACCAGAAACAGGCCTTCCGGTTAAACTGAGTGGTCTCTAATGGTTGCCAAGAAGTATCAGAACCCGAAAGGTGGTCTCAATGCCGCTGGTCGAGCTTTTTTCAAACGCACTGAAGGGTCTAATCTCAAGGCCCCTGTCAAAGGCGCTCCTAAATCACGCGAAGCACTTGGTCGAAAAGCTAGTTTCTTGGCGAGAATGGCTGGTGTCAAAGGTCCAGACCGTGATGAGAAGGGTCGCCCAACTCGGAAACTTCTTGCATTGAGGGCTTGGGGTGCAACTTCTACGGCTGATGCCCGAAAAAAGGCCGCTGCTTTAAGCGCCCGTATCAAGAACATGAAAGATTAATTATGGCCAAAAGTACAGTCAATGCGTCTGGAAATTATAATAAACCAAATATGAGAAAAAGATTGTTTGAAAAAATCAAAGCATCTGCGGTTCAAGGAACGGCAGCAGGCCAATGGTCTGCGCGGAAAGCCCAGTTGCTTGCCAAACAATATAAAGCCAAAGGAGGGGGATACACGAGCTAATGAAAGCGCCTCAAAAATCTCTTAAAGCATGGACCGAACAGAAATGGCGCACCAAATCAGGCAAGCCATCTTCTGAAACAGGCGAAAGATATTTACCTTCTGCTGCAATCAAATCCTTATCTTCGCAAGAATACGCGGCTACAACCCGAGCAAAAAGAGAAGGCAAGGCGGCGGGTAAACAATTTGTAAAACAGCCTAAATCAATAGCTGATAAAGTAAGATCATTTAGAAAGAAGGGAATGTAAAATGCCTATGAAATCAGGATATGGAAATAAAACAGTATCTAAAAATATTAAAACGGAAATCAAAAGCGGCAAGCCCATGAAGCAAGCCGTAGCCATTGCTTTATCAAAAGCGGCAAAATCCAAGAAAAAGTGAGGGTATCATGGCCAAGATGGGTGTTGAAGATGTAATGAAACGCGCTTCCTTGGCCGCATCCAAGAAAGACGAATGGCGCACAATCTATCAGGAATGCTACGAATACGCACTTCCTCAGCGCAATCTCTATGACGGTAATTACGAAGGCGGCGTCCCCGGCCAGAAAAAGATGCAGAAGGTCTTTGACTCGACTGCAATCCATTCGACACAGCGATTTGCAAACCGTATCCAATCAAGTCTTTTTCCTCCTTATCGAGTCTGGTGCCGCCTTCAAGCTGGTAATGCAATTCCAGAAGGACGACGTTCTGAAATCCAGCGCGTGTTAGATTTTTACAACGAAAGAATGTTTAATATATTGCGTCAAACGAACTTTGACCTGTCGATGTCGGAGTTCCTTCTTGATCTATCGGTCGGCACAGCGGTTATGCTCATTCAGCCGGGTGACGAAAAGGCTCCAATCCGCTTTACTGCCGTGCCGCAATATCTTGTATCTGTCGAAGAAGGGCCGCACGGAACGGTTGATAATGTCTATCGTAAGATGAAAATCAAAGGCGATTCGATTTCTTTGCAATGGGCAGATGCAAATGTGCCAGCTAATTTGCAACAACAGATCGACCGAAAGCCAACAGACGACA